AATGGTATNCAGATNNTAATCAAGAACGCACTAAACTAATATCAACATGGAAAAAACTATAACTATTGTAATCCCTTGCTATGAAATGAACGGCAAAGGGGCAGAATACCTTGACCGATTGTTTAACTCCCTGCAAATACAGAGCCACAAATATATTGAAGTTATCGTAGTAGATAACTCAAAAGATGAATCGCTTAAAGATGTATGCCAAAAATACTTTTTAGATTACATGTATATTAAGAACCCAAATGGGAACTGTACTAAAAACCTAAATATGGGCATAAAACACGCTACAGGCTCTCTTATTCGCTTTATAGCACAAGATGACTACCTAGCACATGAACACGCCTTAAAAGACACT